TAGTTGTAGCCATTGTTTATCCCTTTAGTATGTGCCGCCTGAGAGCGTACCTGTTGTCATGTTACTTGCGTTAAGTGTTGAGTTTGATTGTAATGCTGTGTCTGCTAGTGCACCCTGTGCAGCAGTAGCGTAGTCACTGGAGCTAAACGCTTTGACCTGTGCTAAATTAGTGACCTCTGAGTCCATCAGAGCGCCAGCTGCAGTTACGTTAGCTGTGTCCGTTACGTCCGCTGCTGCTTCTATTCCGTCTAGCTTTGTGTGGTCAGCATCAGTAAACACATTAGAATCAGAAGCAGAGTCCACAAGTGTTCTGATCTCTGCTGCTGTTTGGTCTGCCGTAGCAGATGCTTCTATACCGTCTAACTTAGTCCCATCCGCAGCAACGTCGCGTCCATCCACAGTACCGGACAGAGTAATGTTGCCTGTGATGTTTAGATTGCCTGTGCCAGTAATGTCCCTACTGTTCAGGTCTAAGTTACCACCCAGTTGTGGCGACGAATCACCTACAAGGTCAGGGTTAATCGTATTCCATGAAGAACCGTCATAAATACGAGTGGTGTTGTCAGAAGTATTAAAGTACCAGTCACCTACAGTCAACGCAGCGCCATTACCGTCCACCGTTGGGTTGGACGACTGTGCGCCTAAGTAGAGTCCGTCGATTGCGTCCTTTGCTGCTTCAGCCGCTGTCGCGCTAGTTGCTGCCGCTGTTGCACTGTTAGATGCGTTGGTTGCGGAGGTTGAAGCGTTGGTAGCTGACGTTGCAGCACTCGTCGCAGACGTTGAAGAACTGGTCGCAGAAGTTGCAGCACTAGTTGCGCTAGTGGCTGCTTCGGAGGCTTTGGTTGTTGCGGTGGTTGCACTGGTTGCTGCATTGGTCGCGGAAGTCGCCGCTTCGGTTGCTTTTGTTGTAGCCGTAGTCGCACTACCGGATGCACTGGTGGCACTTGTGGCTGCGTTAGTCGCACTGGTTGATGCGTTTGTTGCACTTGTAGAAGCATTAGTGGCCGAAGTCGATGCGTTAGTTGCTGACGTTGCAGCATTAGTTTCACTGGTAGCTGCTGCAGTCGCTGAGTTAGCTGCATCTGTAGCTGAACTAGCGGCTGCATTAGCTTTAGCTGAAGCAGTGGCGGCATCTGTACCAACCTGTGAAGCTACTGCGTCTGTAGTAGCGTCACCAGTACCTCCTGTACCTCTAAAGATACCCATACGTTGCTCCAGCTAGGAATAAAGATGGGGGCCAATTAAGACCCCCGTGTTCGTTACGCTTCAGCAATAGCGAGTACGAAACCAGCTTCAGGACGATATACCTGAACACCGTAGAGGCAGTCAGCCGTGTACAGCGTTGACAAGTATTCCTGCTTGTACTGGGTTTGTGAACGTACTGACATCTGCTCAGCGAGAACGATAGCGTCTCTGTGGAAGAGCATAGCAGCACGAGTGTCAACTGAAGATGCTGTGTTGTCAGCAGCAGCTTCAATCGTTGCACAGTTAGCAGACACATAGATGTCTACACCGTACAAGTTACCGATAAGACCTGACTGTACAGCCTGACCACTTACGAAGTCAGAAGATACATAACGGTCGATTCCCATAATCGTGTTACGGACAGAAGGAGGAATCACAAGTACGCGATCTTCCATCGGTACGTTGTTGTCGTCCAGCTTCTGGATCATGTCACGGAAGAACGCATCGGTAAATACGTCAGCAGCAACAATCGTGTCGTCGGTGTACTGAGTCGTAGTACCACCGTCGTTAAAGAAGCAGCCAGTGTGCTGGTAGTCAGTAGGAGCTACTGAACCAGAGTACACAATTGAACCGCCGTTGCCGAAACCAGTACCAGCAGAGTGCAGGTCGGTGTCAACTTTGACAGCCAAAGCGTATCCAGCGTCTTCGGTGTAGAACTGACGGAGGCTGTTGAGAGCCTGTACTTCAACGATGTCCTCGATGAGTCGTGAATACTCAAAGTGACGATCGATGTCGATGGTCAGTTCTGACTCAGTGTTTGCAATGATCGTTACTGCAGTGTCAGCAGCTTTCGCATTTGCATCGCCACGAGTCGGCTTAGGGATATGGATCTTGTCGCCCTTCTTGCCTGACATAGCAAGCTTCTTGACGAGGGGAGCCATCTTAAGGTTTTTCTGGTAAGCAGCAATAATCTCATCACTCCAGATTTCTGGAATAAAAGTTGCCGCTTCTGTTTTAGCAGTATTACCCGCTGCACCGGGATATGTAGCAGTAGCCATTAGTCACAATCTCCTAGATTATTTGACTCGACCCTCTGCGTATGCTTTCAAGATTTCTTCTGATAAAGCTTGGTAACGCTCAGGGTCTGTTCTCATAAGTTTAATAATGTCGGCCCTGCGATAAACTTTCTTACGACTACCTTCAGCACTTCCTCGTGCATTGCCTGTGTTAGCTGCCTTGAGTTGTTGCTTCCGCGACTGTTTTTCAACTGCAGCGGTCTGCTGTGCGATATTCTTACGCTCCTTCCAGAGAGTAAAAAGTTCGTCAGCAGCTTCAGCATTGTACTGCTGGTCAGCTTCTACAAACAACTGAGTCCTGATCTTAGAATCTTTGATCCATTCAGCAAACTTAGGATCTTTCAGGATGTCCTGCATGTCCGGGTGTTTGCTGTTCAGCATCGCAAGAGATGTCTGCTTCTTGTATTGGGCAGTGTACTCTTGAGCTTCTTTGATCTTCGGATGATTCTCAATAGCACGATTAACTGCTGCTTGAGGGTCCGTAAAATAGTCAATATCGTCTTCAGGCTCAACGTATTGTTGAGGTGCTGGTTGCTGCGACTGACTTGTAATAAAGTCGTCCACAACTTTACGAAGTTCGCCTACCTCAGATGATTGACGCCCAAGCAGCTTCTCAGCCTCTTGGTGCATCTGTACCACTTCTTCTAGCGATTTGCCTTGGTACTTCTCTGGTACGGTGGGCTCTTCTTGTTGAGGTTGCTCAGCTTCCTGTTCTTGCTGAATCTCATCTACTTCGTTTTCTTCAATGTTGTCTGCTTGTTCCTCTTCAGGAGGCAAGTCAATCATTGTTGCTCTTGACATGATTAAACTCCGTGATCTTAGTCATTATGGAGGTTGTTATTGCGGCCTGCCTTTTCGTGTTCTCTTACCCACCTCATGTGTCTACCGGGAAAGTCCCCACTAGACCCATCTAGGATAAAAGCCGGAGCAGATACCATACGTGTCCCTTCAGCACCACAATCGCACCTACTGATTCTAGTGCCATTAGGGACAAACTTTTCTACTACATGCCCATTAGGGCACTCAAAGTCGTAGATTTTATACATCTTCTACTTCTTCGCTTTCAGCTTCTGCTTGTTCTCTAGCAACTGCAATCGTATCTGGAAGATTGATTACAGAAGCCAGAGCAGCAACTTGGCCTTTACGAAAGTGTAGATCCTCTGCATCTTTGACTGACTGAATGTCAGCAAGTCGTGTTGCATTACTGGAAAGTTCTTGCACGAGTTGTTTGAAACCTTCGTGATTGAAGAGTTCGTTGTAGTTGTCAAAATAAGTTTCAAGCTCAGTGTTCATTAGTTTCCTTTATGTATTACTACAGTTATAGTATAGCATACTTTTGTAGTAAAGTCAAGCTTTTCTTGTGGTTTTTCTACGCCTCCCAGAAGCTGTCACAGCATGCTTAATCTTACCCGGACCAGTCTTTCGACGTGCCGAAGACGCCTTTTCAGCCTTTGTCATCTTGGCTGCTACAGCTTTGGGGCGACATGAGGGATATGGGCGTTTCTTCTTCTCCTTACCGGAGCGTCCACACTTCTTCCCAGTCTTAACGTCTACCCACTCTTCGTCAAACCACTTCTTCAAGCCCTTCTTACGCATAAGTACCTCCACGCTTCTTGTACTCTCTTGTAAGCCAAGCTGAGGCGTAAGCAGAGGGCCAAACGTCGAACTTACGCTTAGCCTCTGCCTTTACACGAGAATACAGAGCTTTATTCTTAGGCGTTGGACCAGAAGTTTTCTTCTTGGGTTTACCTTTTGCTCTTGCCACGTTGTCTCACCTTTTTCAAGTCTGCACCAGTAATCTTCTTACGTGGTGGCGCTACAGCAGCTAACTTCTTCTGCTTAGGGCTGTATTTCTTAAAGGGCATTACTTACCTCTCTTCGTAGGCTTCTTTTTCTTCTTGGGACCGTAACCGTAAGCCATAGCTTTCTCCTTTGCTTTTCCTTTTAAGTCTTTCAGGTGATAAAGTCTCACCGATGTTTTGCCGTGGGTTTTGCCTGAATGGAGTTCACCATTAGGCATCTTGTGGGTTCCTCCGGTGTGCAGAGTCCCGTCTTTCTTAAAATGTTTTACGCCTGCTGCCATAACATCACCACTTCTTACAGGACCAATAGCGAGCTGTAAGCTTACTGGGTGGACTGGTATCACACCGATGTCTGGCCCTAAATGACTTACGTCTGGCTGGCTGGTCCTTCTTGATCTTCATCTTTGCGTCACCAAAACGAATAGTCTTTGTCTTGTCACCTTCTTTGGCAACAACTACAAACTTTTTCGTAGGGTGATTAGGTGTTCTCTTTGGCTTGTTGTACCCGCTTACTCCCGCCCGTGCCAGCTTTGGGTCCTTGCTTCTGGGCATTAGTTATTTCCTCCACCTTGCGGTCTAAGTCTCTGAGGAGTTGCCATTTCGGTTCTAGGTAGCTGTCCACCTGCCGCAGTAGGCTCTTCAGTTCTTGGTCTGTTAGCATTCTGATTACCTTTAATCTGACGTTCTTTAAGGAGAGTTTCAGCAACGCGCATACGTCTTTCAAACTCTTTGTCTTCTGCATCGCCTTCACGTAGATTTCTAGTGATGGCATTGATGCGGTCTATCTCCAACTCTTGAGGTACAGCATTGGCTTCTGCAACAAGTTTGCCTGCCCTAGCTGCTGACTCCTGAGCCTGAGCAGCCAAAGCTGCTGTCTGGGACTGCTGGAACTCAAGCTGGGCCTGCTGTGCTGCTTGTGCCATCTGCTGAACTTCTGGGTTAGGCTGCATAGCTTGTGCCATAGCCGCCAAAAGTTCCTCACGGTTAGATAGATTCATGTTGTCAATGATTGACTGGATCAATGTGTTGTACAGTGGTGAGTCTTTCTGCATGGTCTGTAGTAGTTGTACCAGCTGTGTCACCTCGTATTCCCTAGCGATGATACCCAGTGTGCTGCTCGCGTTGAACTTGTAGTCAGCTACGGGGTAGTTCTCAGGGTCAAACTGCATGTACCGATAGGCAGCTTTCTTGACAAATGGAATCAGGAAAGACTGTTGAAAGTTGATGAGAGTACGCTTGTGACGCTTAATAATAGCCCCAAGAGACATGCTGATTCCAGCAGCTGTTGCCTCTCCATTGACCTGACCTGCGATCCCAGCAGAATCGACAGCTCCTGTAGCTTGTTGTACCATTTGCTGCAAAGCTCCTGCCTGAGCAAATGTAATTTGATTAACCTGTCCGAAATTGAACGGTTGTAAAACTTCACGCGGGTCTCCACTAGTTAATATCATCTTACCCGGACGTACTTCTGGTTTGGCTCCTCTAGGCAGACGTGTAGCGTCTATGGCAAGCATGGGGTGTATAGTAAGACTCAGAGCGTCTATCCTAGCTCGCAACTCTGTGTCAAGTGCTTTCTGGCTGTTGTAACCTTTTTCGCACACGCCACGTCCCCAGAATCTGCCGGGTACTACGTCCCACGGGAAGGCTACTATTGGCCTGTCCTGCATCATGTATGGGTTAGCTTCGGCTTTCAGCAGAAGTCCACCATTAGCAATAACAACTACCGCTTCTACGTACTTTGACTTAGGCTTCTCGTCCAATTTTACTACTTCTTCGTCCTCGTCCTCTAGAGCCTTCTCAAGCAGCTCTCGTGGAACTAAGCCGTAGTACTTCGTTAGACGCACCTTGTCGTCGTTGTAGATGGTGATGTCTTGGTCAGGCTCAAGGTCTGTGTCAGGTGCTGCATAACCTACATATACGTCCTTGTAGACGCCCTGTTCCTGCAGAAGCTCTACCTGATGTCTACTTACGAACTCGTCCACAGCAACGCCCATAGCGTCCTCAACGGACGTAGCTACAGGGTCAATGAGGAAGTTCTGTGG